GTCTTCACATCCAACTTGATAGCTTTGGACAAGAAGAAGAGCGACAGAATTGCAACAGCAATCGCGGGGCCATAGACGGCTGGCAGCGGATCCCAGAACGTTGCCTGGTCGAGCATCAGCGCCCACAACGCGACGTCGTATAGCGCATAAGCGCCACACAGCGGCCAGAGTGCAATGGCCTCAATTTTGAAGTTTGGTTTCAGGATTGAGAAGAAAGCTGCACCCCCCGCCACAAGAAATGATGTGCCGTAAACGTAGACGATGCCTACCCCCAAAATCATTTGGACGGGCATTGACGGATACACCAATGTCAGACCCCCATGCACGGTCACGAGGGCGTAGATGATCGCCAGAAGAGTGCGGTTCATCAGCTCAGACCCTTCCGCCCGCTACCCGACTTTGGGGTCGGCGGCGAGTCCTGCTGCTGCACGGAAGCCGTTCCACTCGTCCTTCACCAAATAGGTAACCCATGTCTTGTTCTTCTCGCCAAGCTCGTTGATTGTCTCGACCTTGAAGATGGGGACAAACCGGGAAAGGTCACCCGATATTAGTGCGAACTGGCTCGTGCCGTTCTTGTTCTTGATTCCGATAGTGAATGGTGCAGTCATGTTGTCTTCCTCTTCTTCCGTTTCATCAATGGTTGTTGGTTTGCTGCCTGCTGGTTTCGATCCGACGAGTGCTTCGAGGTACGGGAGCGGGTCTGTATATCTGCCACCAATGCCGCCGAGTCGTACAGCGAAGTGCAGATGTTTTCCAGTAGATGCCCCGCTGTTGCCTTGGTATGCAACCGCCTGACCTGTTCTGACGCGTTGCCCCTTGACAACCAGAAGCCCTTTAGCGTTGTGCAGGTAGCGGTGCAGGTCACCGTTATCGGCAAGTATCTCGACCATGTAACCGCCACCAAGCGGTGACCATCCTGAGGTGACGACCGTGCCGCCTAACACCGCATAGTTGATGTCGAAGTTCTTCATATCCAGCCCGTAATGGCCCGGATACCCTAAGTACAGCGATGTGAAATCAGGTTTTGTTCTCAACCCGTTCGGCCATACAGCCATTAGTTACCACCATCCATCGGTCGTCTAGTCATGGTTGATCCTTAAATACGAAAGCCCCACACATGGTGGGGCCAACCTTGTAAGCGGCATGTGATGCTGCATTGCCGGTGATGCGTCTAGCGCCCTCTAAAGGTCTACGCATTGTTCCTCCTTAAATACGAAAAGCTCCCGAAGGAGCCCGAGTTGCAGATTCAGCTAGACCGACACAACCTCGCCGACTTCTGGGGTGCTTGGGTTAGTAGTCCTGCGACCAGAAGTACCCTTCCGACCTTTGAAAGCAGACAAGGCACGCTGGATTACGCTAAGCGATATGTGCCTTGGAATTGCACCCTGTCGGTATTCACGACAACGCTATTTTGGTTGGCTCCACCCGTGAGGTAGAACGTACGCGAGGCGTTCAGTCGAGCAGTGAACGGCTCGTAACCACTAGACCCTCCGAATAAGAAGGAATCTCTGACAGGTGTCCAGTTCGCACCAACCGTTCCCATCAGACTATCCGGGAAGTTACCCGAACTGGTTGCAGTGATCGTCCCGCCAGTGCGCGTGCAAGAAACATGAATCACCGCCATTTTCCCTGTGACTGTGGCCTTCGCAAAATCCAGCGTCCAGCCTGAAGCGGGAGTCCACGGAATATCTAACTCTTCCGACTGCACAACCAAATTGTTGATACCGCCCGAAACCCCCACCACCACTAAACGATTGTTCGAGAACTCCACCCGAACTCGATCGGCCGCCGACAACATCAGCGGATCGACCAGCGAATCCGGAGTCATCGGAAGAGCAACCGAATCACCATCCACCCGGACCCGCAAGGGCGCAACCGCCGTAACCGTGGCCCATTTGAAAGTCATAGCGTCACCAACTCCTGCAGCTTCAACTTCATCAGGCCCAACGGATTAGCATCCAAATCCCTCGATGTCACAACATGCCTCGCGTCAATATCTGCGGGAACATTCGCAAACCGGAGAACATCACCCACCCTCACCGGAATCGGCAAACAACTCACTTCGACAGTGGCCTGGACTGACGATGAAGCAATCAGCGACCTCCGAGCGGCGCTCTCCAAAAATGCGATCACTTCCAGATCGGTGCCGTCTGGTGTCTCCACCCCGCCAAGAACGTTCGTTTTATATCCGACTTTCTTTCCTGTAATCGGGTCGATATACCCGCCGCGGCTCTGCCACGAGAATGGGCTCTCGGGGTCTTCATTTGTCCACACACCCGAGAGCGCCTCCGTGCCGCCAGTACTCGACTGCACAGCAATAACCTTGTTCGGGACCGCAAACAAGTCCTGGTCGCGCGACCAATTCTTGCCATAGATGGACTTCTCACCATCTACCAGCTCGCGGGCCACATTCAACAACTCATACGTCAAAGACCGATCCACAGGGAGCACGTACGGGGTCGCACGAAAACTACCGTTACCGTCCACCCACAACGAGTTATAGTTCAGCGCCGCCAAAAGATCATTGACGATCTGCAACTTCGTCGTACCCACCGGCCACACCATTGCAGAGGACAGCGTGTCAGTCACGGTCGCATCCACAGTGATTGATTCACCCGCCGAAGCAACCACAGCGGCCACAGCAGCAAGAATTCCCGTTCCCGCATCCACGGTGTACGTGGCATCCACTGAGTCCTGGTCAAGGACAGTTGCACGATCCAGCAACTCCAAACTCAGAATGCGTCCAGTGTCAGACCACTCCTCCGGGGCAGCCGCAATCAGGAACACCCCCAACGGGATCTCCGGCAGCCCCTCAACGACCAGCACAGGACGGAGCCGGACCGACGTCAGGACTAAATCGCGAACCCGCATGAAACCCGGCTGCGCTTTGTCGAGGTCAGCAACTTTCAGATTCCCCGTCCCCTTCACTGCTGCATACAATTGCTCGGACAGTGACGCGGATCCCCGCACTACCCCATCCAAATATCCGGCCAACGTATCGACCCCGGCAGAATGTGTCAGGATCTCCCACCGGTATGAAGTAACCCGATTTCCGTACAAAATTTCATTCGTCGTTAGAGACTTGACCGGGACAACCCCACTAGGGACAGCAACGCTCACGATGCCTCACTAACTTTGAACTGGAACCCAGACGCATGAGACGACGGCGAATCCACAGCACCCGTAAGCGCACCAAACATGCGTCGGCCCGAAGGATCCCGATAACAGACAATCCGTGAGGTGAGGATGAATGCCTCAACTTCTTGCGGTGAGGACCCCATATCGGCCAACAACTGCACCGACCCGGAAACTTCCAGTGTTCCTGATTCCCCGAATAAGGCGATCGGGCGTGATCTGCCGGACGCTTCCACCAAAACGCTCGAACGTGTGGGGCTCGAAGCAAATTGCAAGTTCGCCTTGAAACTGATGATTGTTGAGAACCCGCTACCGGCCGACAAAAACGCCCAGAACGGTTCCGCCGTCACCATCGACACCAGTGTGTCCGCAGTAGCACCGTCCGCTGAAATGGTGGTCACGTTGTAGTCGTTGGTGCCATTGATTGTGGGCGTCATATCGAGAATCGTGAGAGAAGCCGACTTCGGGTACTCAGCAATCACCGTTTCAACAACCCCGGCAATCGTCCTCGTGATCGTCACCAACGTTGCGGCAGCCTGCCCAGCACCGGGGTCTGCGATCGTGATGTCGAGTTGGCCGATACCTGAATCCGGCAAGTACGTCGCCGTGACTACTGCAGCTACCGGGAGCGTGTAGGCGACGCTGAAGCTCGACACCACTTCGTCCGACACAAGACCATTCGAGTCCCGTACCGTCACCGTGACCGTGTATGACGAACCATTGTCGACAGCCGTGTCCATCAAGGTTGCAGCGCGAGTCGTAGAGACGAGTGATTCAACCAGAGTCGAAGCGCCATCGTAAAGCTTGATCGTCGCATTGACGAACGTGGCAGCCTCCGACTGTGAGAAGCCAAGATTGACCGTCAGTGCAGACTTCGCATACGTGCTCAGGTCAGTAGGCCCAGTGATCGTAACTACCGGGCGCGTCTTGAACGTAACCGTTGCCTGGTCAGACCACGGCGATGCACCTGTGCCGTCAGAGCCACCCGTCGTCGCTTGGCCCCACGTCCGCACCCGAACTGTCAGAGCAACATCTGCTGCATACGTCGATGCGACGAACGTCTTAGTCGAGGCGCTTGAAACGACCTTTCCTGTCGATGACCACGCCGCGCCGCCGTTTGTGGAGTACCCAAACTCGTACGCTGTCTGAGCTGTCGTGTCGACTGGGTTATGCACCCACGTAGGGCTGAAGTCTTTTGCCTTGTCCACGAACGCCGCAAGCGTGGGGAGCGTCGGCTTATTTGGTGCAACCAACAGTTGAACCGTGTTCGATGTCACCTTCGCGGAAGTCCGACCGCCAGCGTCGAGGTTCCGGGCAAACACCCGGTAGACGTGCATGTTTCCGGCATCCGGCGCAACATGCTTGTACGTCGACGTCCCCGAGGTGAGCGTCGCTAGTTCAGCGCCATCCCACGTCGTAACTCCCCCAGCGACCGTACCGTGCTCAACGACATGCTGGTGCTCCGTGAACGCCACATTCGGAGTGAACGCGAGGTTTATGTCCAGCGACGCATCCTTGACCGCCGAGAGGCCAGTAGGCGCCGCCGGAGTGGTGTAAACAGCGTTGGAGGAGGATGACCAACTCGAAGTCCCCGCGCTGTTCGACTCCCTTACCTGAAGGATGCGTTTGGTGTTAGCACTGGCAGCAATGACCAACGATGACGTCACCGAAACAGGAGACAACTCTGACCAACTACCGCCATTGACTTGCTTGCGGACTTGGCTTGTGTTCGGCGCATCGTTAGTCACAGAAGGACGCGACCAACTTACCGAAACGTTCTCGTCGTCAACGTACGAAGCACTCACAGAAGTCGGAGTATCCGGCTTATCAACAATCGTCGTCAGACCAAGAGACCACGAGCCGTTTGCAGAACCAAAGTTGCCACCGGCAGAGTCATTGGCTGCATACGATCCCGAAGCAATCTTGGTTCCATTGCTGCTATGCGCAACAGTGCCCGTACCAGACCCCATAATTTTTGAGGAGTAGTAGCTAGTGAAGTCGTACGGTGCCCACCCATTCGCGTTGACATAGATATCGCCGTTAATAGAGCCAGTGTTCCCCGAGTTGTACGTCAGGTATCCGGAACCGGAAATTTTCTCAGCCCACATCGAACCAGTAAGCACCGAACTATTGTCCGATGAACTCTGCGAACTCTGAACGATCCGGCAGTGGCTCCGGTACTGGCTATTCGCTGAGAAAGTCGTATAAAAGTCAGCCATGACTTATTCCTTGATTACGTCAAAGGTCAGAGCAAACTCTTCATCGCTGTAGATGCCAATTTCGAGTTCGGGTCCGGGATCGAAGTCAACAATCACGCGCCCTTTGAGCAGCGTCGACCGCTCGAACTCAAACTCGCGGCCGTCAAACTTGTTCTTTGCAATACCCATCTCAGACTCCTAAATGTTTCGGATCATGTACTTCCCGCAAAATCTGAAGAACCGTTATGAAGTTCCTTGTCTGGACTGCACTCGCAAATAGCCGGCCAACGTGCGTGCCAGCCTCTCAATGGACGAATCTGACAGATCAGTCAGTTGTCGAGCACCATCGCGCTGCTGAGGTGCTTCAGAGGTGTCCGACCGACGTTGGTCCGTAAGGATGCTGTCGATGAGGGCGTTGAGTTTTCCTGTATCAACAACAGACTCGGCGCGACCAGCCTCCGCGAGAATCGCGAGTGTTCCACCAGAGCGCGGCAGCACTGTTGCGCCATCAGCGAGGCGGGGAATCTTCGGAATTGACACCTCGAGGCCGAACGCGCCCCCCACAGCACCAATGACCCGGTTTATCCCACTAATCGCGCCGTTTACGGCGCCAATGATGCCGTTTATCGCGGACTTCGCCGCACCCACAGCGCCTTCAAACGCACCCGTGATGATGCCCTTGATTGCACCGAAAACAGTGCTGAAGGTCGACTGCATCGTCTTCACGACGCCAATGATCTTCTGCCAAATTCCGGAGAAGAATGAACTTATGCCGGCCCAAATTGCGTTCCACACATTAGAGATCACCTTGACTACTGTTGTGATGATCTTCAGAACAGTGTTGATGTACGTCGTGACGTAAAGCACGATCAGTGACCACACAACCTGGAACACGGCCACGATGCCATTCCAAACATTCGTGAATACCGTGAGCATCCCGTTCCACACGGTCGAGAACACTGCGCTGATATTTGCCCACGCCTCAGCGAGGAACTGGGTGAAGTTTGTCCAGATTTCCTGCCCGAGCTCCGTCTGGGTGAAAAAGTAGATCAGGCCGGCCACCAGCGCCGCGATCGCAAGCACGACCAAAGCAATTGGGTTAGCCGACATCGCCGCGTTCATCGCCCACTGCGCAGCCACCGCTACACCGGTAGCGACAGCACCGGCGACCATCGCCACACGCGCTGCGACCAGCGACGCTACTTGACGTACGTTCGCAGCAACACCTGCCGCTTTCGTCGCGAGACTGGTCTTCTCGACAGCAGTTTCTCCGACACGGGCCGCGGTGTTCGCGTTCAAAGCTGTAGTGAGCTGGAAGCGCGTAGCGACCTCTGCGTAGCGCAACGGAATCGAAGCCGCCATCGCAACATTGTTGGCAATAATTGCTGCTTTCGAAACGAGCATTCCCACAGCAATTGCTACCATCGCGGCAGCAAGCAGCTGCGGGTTATCGCCCAAAAACCCCAGCGCGCCAGCAAAGCCCTCGAGCAACGGAACCAGCAACGGCAGACCCGCCGCGATAACGTCACCGATAGATCCCGCAATGCCCCCGATACCTTCAGCAAGGGACACAAACAGGGGGAACAACGGTTGGACTATCGAGCCGATCTTGCCGAATGTGGAACCTAAGTCTGAAAAATCACCAGTCTGAAATGCCGTCACAACACCTTGCACGGCGCCGCGGATAGTCGAGAACACTGCGGAAATGGTTGCGCCAACTTGTGAGAAATCGATTCCATCGATCCATTCAGTGACGTCCGCTAATGCAGGCGTGACTTGACCAGAGAACTGCTCTGCCAGCGGGGTCAAAGACTCTGCGAGACGATCGACCGCACCCGCGATCGCAACAAACAACGCCGGCGCAGCATCGACAGCGGATCCGGTAAACATTGCACCGAGACGCCCGAACGATGCACCAATATTCGCGAAAGCTCCGCGAGCAGTCGCCCCCGACGAAAGCGCAGCACCACCGACACCCTTTTCAAGTGCAGTCTGGAACGTGGCGAAATCTACCTCGCCCTTCGTGACCATTTCCGCAGCTGCTTCAGCAGTCACCCCGTACTCGTCTGCGACCATCTGCAGCAACGGAATACCGCGGCCCTGGAACTGCTGCAACACCTCCGTGGTCAGCTTGCCGTTAGTGGCAACCTTGTTGACCATGTCACCCATCTCAGACAGAGATGTCTTTCCGATGGTCGCGGCATCAGCAGTCAGCTTCAGAGTGCGGGTCAGGGCATCACCTGGCTTGATGCCCGCCGCGACAGCAGATGCTGCAATCGTCGCAGCAGAATCGAGGCCGAACGCAGTACCCTTCACCGAATCCAGTGCCGAACCCATAATTCTGGAAACGTCTTTGGCAGAATTGCCAAGCCCCGTCAGCTGCGCCTTCGCATCTTGAATATTGAGCGCCCGGTCGAGACCCTTACTTGCAATCGCCGCCGCCCCTGCAAGAGCGGCACCGAGGCCGACAGCAATGCCGGCCCCGACGCCCTTGACCGCTTTACTGAACGTCGACGAGAACTTGCCCCCCGACGTGGAGGCAGTAGCGTCGACCTCACTGACCACCGTCGAACGGAAGCCTTTGAAGGTGGGGAAAATTGCAACATCTGCAGATCCGACCTGTGACATTCGGGCCTCCAATCTTTGTTAGTGCGCGAACGCTGAATGTTTCAACAAGCGCGCACGCAAAGCGGCATGCTCCTCAGGAGTAACTTGCTCAACAGTCGGCTTCGACGGCCACGGTGCCGGCAACTCAATCTGCTCCGGATGCTTTTTGGTGTCGCGGTTAGCGTTGAGAACAGAACTTGCCTGCAAAAACGCGTACACCTCCCCGTAGGAAGCGGCAATATCCCACCCGAGCTCCGACGCGTTCAAATGCGAACCCGATTCTCTTCGTAGCTCCGCGACCAGGTCGATTGCCTCAGCTACGGGAATCGAGCCGCCTATGTTGCTGAGGGCGAGTCCGAAGTAGCGTCGGAAATCGAATCGGAGGGCTGCTCGGTGGGCTCGGACAGTTCGTGCGAGCCCAAGGATTCCCCCATGGTTGCCCCCATCCGATCACCGATGCGAGTGGCAACTTCCATAATGATCTGGACGACTTTCGTACCGTCGCGCATACCCTCGAGCGTGGCCTTGTCTTCCGGCCAAAGAATGTTGTCCAGCACGTATCGAGGCATCTTCTTGTCCTCGATCGTGCCTTCATCCATGTCCATCAGCATTTCGATTCGGTCAAAAGGAATGCGGAGGTCGATCGACTTCTCCCCCTCGTCGGTCTGACACTTCAAGTGATTCTCGACGACGTAGAAGTCCGGCTTTGGGCCAGGAGTCGGAGCAGGTTTCTTAGTGGTTGCCATGATGGGCCTTTCGTGATGGATGATGATGGGCGGATGGGTGGGGTGCTGGCCGGGTCGCCCATCAACGGTCCCGGCCAGCAGTCAGTTACGCGCCGCGCGTGTACGTGAACGCGGCAGATGTACCAGCCCCCGTGGTGACCGTGATGTTTGCCGCTCCCACGGCACCGGGAGGCATGATCGCGCGAATCTGTGTCGCGGAATCAACGGCGAAGCTGGCCGCATTGGAAGCGCCGAACTTCACCTCTGAGGCACCAATGAAGTCGGTACCAGTGATCGTCACCTCTGAACCCGCCACAGCATCGGCGGGCAGTGCACCGGTGACAGTCGGAACTACAGCCGACGTCGCAGCGATCAGCCATTCACCGATGTGCTCATTGCCGAGTTCCGCTGAACGTCGCGCGGAGAAGGTGATCTGTGTGCCGTTGACCGATCCACGTTCGGACTTATCGATCGCGATACCCGTCACGGTTACCTCAGCGATACGGCGACGAATGACACCGTTCTTGAATATCTCCTCCGTGAACGCGACAAACTCGGTCGCGTGGCCACCACCATCGATAGTGATGTAGCCGTTTGCGTCGGCGGTCTTGCCGTACGCCAGTTCGCGTACGATCGCGTCATACTGGGCAAGCTTCGCGACGAGAGTCACGTTTGCCAGACCAGAGGGAATGGAATAACCCTCCTGCCAAAACTTGATCGGGTCACCATCAGGCTCGAGAGTCCACTCGAAACCACCATCCTCCGTGAGGAGGCCCGCTTTCTTGAAAGCGACAGGAAGGGTGAAAGCCGGGGCAGCACCTTCGACCGAACTGGGAAAAATGGTTTCTGCGGGGGCGAAGCCGAGGAAGCCGGTAACCGGGATCCCTACAGCGGTAACGTCATTGCCAAAAGCATCGGCAGTCATGGTTGCTCCTTAAAAGCGAAAAGCCCCCACGTATGGGAGCCGAGTTGATTGGATGAAGGGTTACAGCAGCGTTCCTGCTATGGCGAACCTGACGGTGATGTACCGACGAGCACGCGGTTGCGACTCCGCCACAGGGAACGGGCCGTTTGATGCGAGCACTGCAGCAACAGGGTTGCCGGCGGCGACCGCAGGTATCTGAGTACGGAGAGCATGAACGATGCGCGCAAGATCATTCGCATCCTTCGGGTTCTCCTTCGTGCCGGCAAGGACTGAGAGCCCCACATCCCGTTCAGCAGAGATGACCGACGTATCTGGACCACCATCGTCACGAATTACCAACAGTCTCTCCGGGAAGTCTTCACCAGGACCCGGTTCACGATTCACGACTTCCACGTCCCGACACACCGCTTCAGGACGGGCCGCGAGCGCGGTTCGGTACCACTGGGTGAGGAAGAGTTCGAGGTCGGCTTGGATGACGAGGGGGTCAGCCACGGTCTACCTTGTTGAGTGCGCGTGCGAGGGTTCCGTATTTGGATTCGACGAGCATGGAGTGGTCGGAGTTTGCGATGACTTTTGCGACGACTCGGAATGGTGTGTGCACGATTTGTACGCCGATGCTGTTGCGGTATTCGCCGGTGTCGACGGGTGCGCTGGTGCGTGCGGTGGCGGCGACTTGTTCTGCCTTGGCACGCACAATGTTTTCCACTGTCGCCGACTTCCCCAGTTCAGGGATGTAAGCGTCGTTGAATTTCATCCTTCGACTCCCGTTAGTGGTATTTCGACGGCTGGTTGCCATCCGGTGAATGGGTTGATGTCGGCAGTGGGTATCGCGTCGACTTCGTATTGGTCTGTTCCGACGAGGATCCGATCACCCACAACTACGTCCGAGGTTGGATCTGAAAGGTAGAGACTCTTCGCTGTGAGTACCTGTTTGCGGGTTGCATCTCTCAGCGCGGAGCTCGACGACGCCGCCACAAACCCTTTGAGGTTGATCGTGTCGGGGTCATCCCACGGTCCTGGGACGGTGCTGGTCGGGTTGTAAGGATCCGCGATCAACTTTCGGCGCGCGCGGATCACTGGTAGTGCATAGGGGAGATCCATTAGACCTCGTCCTCACCAACAGCATCTTCGTCGTCGACCAGTTTCTTGCCCGCAGAGATCGCAGCCAGAACGTCAGCTTTCTTAGTAGCGGTGCCAAGGTCGATCGATTCACGTTCTGCGAGATCTGTAAGTTGCTTCACTGTCCACGAATCCTCAGGAACGCCCGCAGGGGTTCCCTGAAGTACTTCCTCCGGAATCTCGGGTGCACTTTCGGGTGGACGTGTTGGCCCGGCAACCTGCCACCCCTTCGATGTGTAGAACTCGACTGCAGCCTTCGGAACGGTGATCGTGTTGCCTTGTGAACTTCTCATTGTGGGTGACATTGCTACTACTCCTCGACTTCAGCCGGCAGAGCCGGGATGACAGCGCCAACATGCGCAAAACCTGTACACGGTGTGACCGTGAGGGGAAACTATTCGTACTTCTCCGGCCACAACCGGGCCAGTGGACGCTCCTGAGGGAAGCTTCCGATCGGGTTACCCGCGGTTGATACTGCCGAGCACAGCGAGCGCAGATCGCGGCGATCCTCAGGCAGCCACGTCTCCGCATCCCAGTAGTCCACCGATGCGGGCCCGATGCGTTGTGCGCGCACACGACGCGATCCCGGCGCAGGTACTTCAGCGGCCACACCACGCAGAATCGCGATCGCGTTCTTCTTCTCCTCACTCCCCTCAAGGAACGAGTCGATACAGGGGGCGATGGAGCGGGCCGCAACAATGATCCGTCGCGCCACATCCTCGCCAACATCAGGAATGTCTGCAGGTGTAATCACTCCACCGCCCCCTATTTCGTTACTTTGCCTTCTCGATCAAACCGATCGAGAGGGAATGTTTGATGCTTTCCTTCGCGAACGCACCCGAATCAACCGGGGCACCGCGGTACAGGTACCGCTCCCCGCCATCTTCAGTGCGGAGAATTACCGCAGCACCCGTGACCAGGTAGCCCTTGGGCTTGGTCTCAGGCTTATCGGCGGCCGCTTTTTCAGCTGCAGCCTTCTCGTCAGCCGTCTTCTTCTCCTCGGCAGCTTTCTCGGCTTCGGCTTGCTCCGCCGCAACCTTCAGCTCAGCTGCAGCCTTCTCGTCAGCCGAGACCTGCCCAGCTGACTTCTGGGCATCCTGCGGACCACTCTGCGAACCAGCCATCAGAGACCCGTACCCGAGAGAGTCACACCAGCATTCGGCTCCGTGACAACAGGCACCGTGACGCGACGACCACGCAACGTGTAACTGTCGTCATCATCGTTGCGAATCGACTTCGCCTCGATACCCACCTGACCGGCACCGACATAACCGGGACCCCCGAGAGGCTCATCGGCCATGCCACCCAGCTGGTCACGATCCACCAGAAGCGGATTGGCGCCCGAGTAGAACGGCGACGTCGCCCACGTTAGGCCGAGAGCGTCGACCGGGATATTTCCCTGCACCGCCGTATCACCCGACTCACGTGGCAACGCCTTGTCATCAATCAGAAGACCGATGAGCTTGGCGTATTGGGCAGGCTTGAGAACGATCGTCGACAAGTCGATGCCGAGCCCCAGCTCAGCACGAGTTGCCTGAATCGACATCACAGCCTCAACAGCCTTACCAGCTGTGGTCCACGTCGCCGGCGACGCGAAGCTGCTCGTCACCTTCGATGCGATGACAGCCATCGCGACCGAGTCAACGTGACGCACGATCGTGTTGCTCAGTCGAATCAGACCCTTGTTGACGAAAGTGATGCCCTGGCGCTTGATCTTCTCATCAGAGATGACCGTGTCAAGACCCCACTTCACAACCCGCGCCGAGACAATCTCGCCCGACTCGAGAACCACCTTCGGGTACTCGCCCAAGGGAGTGATCGACTCTGGATCGCTCGCGGCGAACGCTTCCTCGCCAGACTCATAAAACACCCCGCCACCTGAAGCATCGAAACGACCCTGCAGCAAGAAGTCCGCAATGAACTTCATCTGCGTCAGATCGTGCAGACGCTTCGCGATCACACGAGGATTGCCGAGCAGAGCATGCAACTGCTCGTTGGTGAGTGTCCCCTCAGGGTGCTTCACCGGGTAAGTGTACGAACTCATAGTCTCGCCACTCCTCTCTTAGTTGAACAGGACGTCAATGACGTCCAGGTCGGCGGAAGCAGCAGCAAGCGCTGTGCCAATGGGGTTCGTGCCTGCACCGACGGTCGCGATCTTCCCGCCCACGGCAGAAATGACCTTCGCGCCAGCAGCAATCGCACCAGATGCGGTCAGTTGCTGGACTCCACCAGCACGAGTGAAGACCGTCACATCCTCACCCGTTAGAACGTCAAAACCGGCAACACCAACAGCGTTGGCATCCGCGCCGGCTTCACCGACAGTGCGATCGCCCGTAACAACGACCAGACGTCCCCCAGTCACCGCAGCCGATGCCTTGAACGTCACCGCCTGGCCGGGCTTGAACTTGGGCAGGTAGTCAGCCATATCAGGCCTCCTTCTCGGTCTGGCCCCACGCGTTCGCGTAAAGGGCATCATCGGCACTGCTCACCGTGTCGGAATGACCAACCTCAGCCACAGGCACCGTGTTCTTCGGGAACGAGCCCAGCAACGTAGAGATGCCGTCCTCGTCTTTGTCGAGCTGAGCACGCCAGCTGTCCTTCGAGCTAACCGCGATGCGACCTTCAGCGAGCGCCTTTGCGACGATGGTGTCGCGTCGGTCGCTCTGCTGCTGTTCGCGTGCTTGTGCGCCGAGTGCGGCTTGCGCGCGCAAATCAGCAAGAGTGTCGGCGTCCATGACGACAGCACCCTCCGGGATGGTCGCGACCGGGGTCGCGGGGTCGGCCTGCTCCTCGAGCGCTTCGTCGAGGGCTGCAAACAGCGTCTCATCGGAAGCATTGGCGTCGGTCATGCCGAGCCGTTCGCGGATTCCAGCCTGTAGATCGCCGTAAGCCACAGCGTTCTCCTTTCGGTTGGGGTTACCCGGCTCGGACGAGCTCGGGAGCTTGTTGGTTCGCGCGGTCGCGAATGCGGCAATGCGAGTGACGTGTGCGGCATCTTCGTCGTCACCGTCGAGGGGCACGACGACGATCAGTGGTTCCTCTTCGCCCACGGTCGCGGCCTCACCGGCGTCAGGAATGACAGCTACGCGATCGGCAAGACCAGCCGTGACCGTTTCGGCAGCGGTGTACCAGGTCTCCTCAGCGAGGAGTGTTGCCCAATCCGCGTTGCCCGCCTTCGCCTGATAGATCTCGATCAGGGAACTTTCGATGCCCTCGAGCCGGTCGGCGTCCTTCCGAAGCTCGGTCGCGTTGCCGAGAGTGAATGTCCACGGTGAGTGGATCATCATCTGAGTGCCCGGTGACATCACCGTCTCATCACACCCCGCAGCGATGACCGACGCGGCCGAAGCCGCAAGCCCATCGACGACCGCAGTAACCGTCGCCTTGTGCGCACGCAGCATGTTCAGGATCGAAACTCCCTCGAATACTTCCCCGCCAGGAGAGTTGATGCGCAGGATCACCTGAGTAACTGAATCGGGAAGCGCATCGAGGACTTGACCAACATCTTTGGTTGAGATACCCCAGAAACCCCCCCAGGAATCTATTGGCCCGTACATTCGGATTGTGGCCACGGTGCCCTCACCAACGGGTGCCGGCATCGTGACCGCATTGAAGAACTCTGCCTTCGATTTCGGTACTGGCTTCTCACCCCAGAAACGGTTCCGGGCCTTCGTATTGAGCGTCATGCGGCCTCCTTGGGCACAGTTGATGTATTGCGGCTCGTGTCAGAGTCGCGCGGAGAGTCTGTTTTGACTGGCATGCCGTACTTCGCCCGCAGGAATGCTTCAAGAGCAGGATCGACGGTGAGCGCACCACAATCGATGAGAGCCTTGATCGCCTCAGCCGTCGCTGGTTGATCTTCACCAATCGCGGACGGCACCAAGCGCGGTGCCGGTTCCGCTGAACCCCAGTTCAGGTCGACAAGATCCTCAATCACGTGTTGCTGAGTGATGTCCGCGATGTGCTGCGCGACAGCGTTCAGTGAGTCAGTGAAGAAGTTCGCAAACGTCGACCCGAGAGCCCACGACCCGGTCTCCGTACCAAGGTTCAGGAAATGCGCCAACACCGCACGCGCAATCTGCTCGTCGTAATACCGAATCGGTTTGTCGGTGTCAGGAAGCTTTCCTGACACACCCATCAGTTCAAGCGACGACCCCGGCGGAAGTGACGCACCAGCAGCCTCACCAGCACGGAAGTTCTTAGTGAGTTTCAGACCGGATTCCTTCTCCGACTTCAACCACGCATCACGTTCCTCCGACGACGCACCCTCGGGAAGATCTGCACCGGTGTAGACCGGGATACCGAGACCATTGCGTTCAGCGGCAAGCGCCTGAATGCGCAGAACGCGATCCTTCAGCAGCCACATCTTGTACGCCGAGCGCAACAGTGACTCACCTAGCCAGTTCGCACCTTCACGCTCGTTCACATACGCAACGAGGCGATCGACAGGAATCTTGACCTCGACACTACTTCCGGAATAGCCGTGCTGCTTGATCGCGTCCAAACCACCATCTTTTGCGACGTCCACATCGGAAATCGTGCGCGGCGGACGCCACGCCAGCTTCGCAATGTGTGCCCGGCCGGCGCTCTGGTCGTAGACCTGCTCAAAGAACGAGTGCCCATAAACGAGCTCCAGCAACGACAAACGCAGGTGCTCCTCCCACGAGAAACGACCCTTCGTGCGCAGCGGTGCGACAAACGGTTCACCCTTGATCGGCAAACCAAGATCGCCAGCAACAAGAGCCACCACTTCGGGCTTACATCCGGAACCATCGATCACCCAGCTCGTGCGCATAATCGGCAGAGTCACCGCACGCAGCACCGACTTAACCTGAGGATCCTCGCGCCGCATCCGGTCAAAAACATCAATCGAGTTAGGCCACTGCAAATCAGGGTTCGTCTCGTGCGTTTCTGAAACAAGACTCCCCCAACCGATGAGTCCAGCATCCGCCTGGTATCCGATCTCGGGCAAAGCGGCCTCCTCATTGAAATTGGGCAGGAGTACCTAAAAGGCAACTCCCGCAAAATTCACTTCATCTTGGGCGACATCGTCGCGTGTGATCGTCTCTGCCGCAGGAGGTGGAGACGGTACTGGCTTCTTCTCCTCCGGCGGGAACTGCTCAAGCGCATACAGCGCATTCGTTACTGCGTTGATCGGAGCGTTATCGACCGGCGACTTGAACAAATCCCACACCGGCATGTTCGCAATGTCCTTCGTCGTGCCGTTCTCCGCCGGCATGTTCAGTGCCGGCTGACTACGGTGACGCAGGTGGTTATCTTCGACTCGAGTCTTGAAACGCCCCGCCGAGTTCAGAAGACTCGTCTGTCGGATCTCGTGCACCACGAATCCGAGCTTCTTCAGCGGATCCACCAAATCAGCGGCAGGACAACCAGAAGCCTGAATCGCAACTTCATTGATTCCAGTTACCTCGCGGATGCGCACCATGTGTGCTTCCACCCACCGGTCGCCGGCACGTTGCGCGATCAGCTCAACATGGCCAAGACCATCGTCGCGTTCCCCGGCGACCCCGATAAACGACATCGACCGGTTACCCGATACAGCAATGCCCAGCACTGAGCGGGCGCCGTCAGCTATCTGCGAGCCCACCTCAATCACATTTCCCGCATCATCGAGCACAGCAGAATCGGCACACGCCGACCACGCCTCTCCATCCAGGAACGGTTCTTCCCGAGAGGTGACCCAGTCGCAGAGGATCTCCGTACGCTTTGTGTGCTCTGGTTCGTCACCGAGCAGATCCGACCAGATTGAATCGAAGAACATCGGCTTATAACCAACTGAAGGGTTAGCCTGCAGAATCGCGTCGATATCCAGAAGCTTGCACTTCTCTGGCGCCGACCACTCGAAAAGAGCCGTCGCTAGATCGTGAGTGTTCGCAAACTCCTCGATCGTCTGAATGCCCGTTTCGACGTACGCGGCGAATTCTCTGATCGTGCGGATCGCACCATTGCGCAGCGTCTGCAGCACAATCGACTTCACGTCCCCAGCCGAAGAAATGCCCCACAGCTGGGAGTTGAAGATTGCGTTCTTCGTTTTCGATACCGAACCCCAGACGTCCCACGTCTGCTGCTCACGCATCTCGTCCATGATCACGCGCGCCGCGGACTTACCACGACCACCCATCCGAGACGCAGCACGAGGTTCGTACTTCGCGTTATTGCGCAAACGAAGAGATTTCTTCCCGTTCGTCTTGACTGGCTTTCGAGTCTCGTCAGCAAGCCAGTCAATGACATACGCTTGGTCGTCTTCCTCAGCTGTCGGGTCGCAGCGTTTGAGTGCCGCGTCCCATGCCTCTTCGGCGATGTCCAGATTTTGCGCGGTACCCAATATGAGGAACTCATTTGCGGGTAGGTGCTCAGGGAAGCTGTCTGCGTCAACGAATAACCACCAGAGCGCCAACACCGTCAAGAGCGTCGTCTTACCATTCTGGCGCCCAACAATTACGAAGATCTTACGGAAGCGGTAAGTGCCGTCCTCGTTCAGTTCAAGTGCGCGGATAAGCAGCGCTCGTTGCCAGGGGTACAAAGTGATGCCAAGAACTGCTGAAGCGAATGCGATTACTGAGAATCCATGCGAGGTCTCTGGAGTGAGCTCCCGCAACGGTTTCGTGAGCAACCGGGGTTCCGTTGTTCCTACTTGCTTCCCATACTTCTTTGCATCGGCGTGAACGACTTCGTCATAGACCGACTTAGCCGGCCGCGCGGTTTTTGTTCCTCCTGATCTTGTCAAGGGGCGACTCCTCTACAAGCTTCAAAGCCGCCGGAGATTCAGGATCGTCGTCCGCGTCAGTGGCTGCCGTCGCGGCACGAGAACGAGCACTTCGCGGCGAGGTGGCACGTCGAAGATCCTTCGTCGCAGACAGATACGCCGACAGCAATTTCGACGACGGGCCATCTTCACCAGCGCGATCTATCAGTCTGGCCAAGTCGCGAAGTAGCTCCGCAAGAGGCGCATCGATGCCCAGTTCGTCGAGGTTCGAGGCCCGAATAGCCCGGTTCACCGCGAGTAAATGCTTACGTGTAGCCACCTAAATCACCTCCGCGATAGTGCTTCCTGGGACTCAGCCGATGAGATCGTTTGAGCTGAACGGCCCCGGAAACATAAGGAAGTGCGCCGTATTTTCTCTCAACGCAACTCCCCGCGCCGAGAGTCTCAAAACTCCCAGACCCACCTCATCAGGTGGGGGAAAATGACACAAAAAATGCGGGGGGAGAGGAACAG